ATTCATAGCACTTCGTCATAAGACTTCGTTATACATAACAGTTCGTTATAGCACTTCGTTGTACTCACAGTATAAGTATATGCTCGTCTTATAGTGTAACAATACAACAGTAGTGTTATAAGACACCCCCCATACAGTTTGCAATTCTTTCAGTCCTGTGCTATACTATTCGTTGTATACAGTTCTGTGTACTTACTTGTAGTCTCACTGTCTTATACTTTAGAAGCACTTCGTCATTTATACCACCCCCCATACAGTTTCGTATTTGAATCTGACAGTGTTGTATAATGACTTATAACGTGCTCTTTCGTTATAACAACACCCCCCATATAGTTTGTTATTAGAATAAGACAGTAATGATTATAAAGTATTCGTGATTCTTCGTGTATTATAATTAAACAGCACTGTTTGACAGTTATATTTTGTGTTGTTGTATTCTTATATCTAACCGTTGCCCCCGTATATAATTTTAATGGGTCCTTCAAGGCTACACCGAACCGAAAACGAGAGAGTAATTGTCTTTCAAATAAAAAAATTTTTCCAAAAAATTTTTCCAAAAAAGTTAAAACATAAAATTATGAATTACCCAGAAGGAACTATTAAGACAAACACCCAAGGAAACAAATACATCAGAAAAGATGGAAAATGGGTATATATGAAAAAACCAAAAGAAGAAAGGAAAATATCAAAGGAAAATCCTAAAAGAGTTGTTTATAATTATCCCCCCATAAGATTGTCCGAAAATATGAGAGAAACTCAATATCCTGGGTATTATATCACTGAGGACGGGAGAGCATATCGCAAACCTGGAAAATATGATAGGAATGGAAAATACGGAGAAATTAATGAAAATGGGTTAATATATCTAAAACCTGCGTTCAGGGGACACTCAAAATATCCAGAACATCAATATGAATGCATAAACATCTCAATGTATGATGAAACTGGAAAGTATAAACAAATTAAAAAATCAATTCATCAATTAGTTGCGGAAGCATTTATTCCTAATCCTGAAAGACATAGTGAGATATTACACATGGATGGAAATAATAGGAATAATCATTATACAAATTTAAAATGGGGAACACATAAAGAAAACATGGAGATGGTTGGTTTACCAGAAGGGAGTATTAGGAGAGCAAAAGGAAAGTCTAGTGATTATATCAAAAAAGATGGTGAGTGGATTTTAATTCCAAAAAATACACCTCCATGGAATAGGGGATTGAAAGGAGTATCATGGAATACATTACCTGATGGAACTGTTACAACAAGAAAAGTAAATGGAAAACCTGGAACTTTCATAAAACAAAATGGTAAATGGGTTTATCAGACAAACAATCCTAAGTTCAGAGGAAAGAGTTTTAAAGAAAATAAACCAAAAAGAAAACCACTACCCGATGGAACTATTAGAACTCGTGCTGATGGTACTACATGGGTAAAGGAAAATGGTAAATGGGTTTATCAAAAAACAAAAAAATGATATATAATAAAAAACAAAATGAGAGAATAATGAGAATTACTTTTGATGATTACGAAAAAGACTTGTTGATTGATACGATACAGCATCGTTTAGATACTGATAAGATATTGGTCATCAATCATAGTTTAAGAGAAGAAGTCGAAGATTTACTCCGAAAGATAGAAGAGGATGAATACGTATAATATTTCAGTAAAAGGCAATGAAATATTAAGTCAAGTGCCGCAGAGTGATTTACAGGAGAATCTGAAACTTGTCAGAGGAATTGTATGGACTTCTGGGGGAAATGACAAGGATATTCAAGTATCTCTAAATAAGAACGAAGACCATTGCAATGAATGAGTTGTCGTGGTAAAATAATGTAGTATCGAAAAAATTATTTTATGGCTAAAGGATTTACAGTAAAAGCAAAACTTCCCACAGGACCTGTGGAGGGAGAGTTTGATTTAGAAGCAGCAAAGGAGATGATTCGTGGGAAGTCAATTGTTTTTTGTCTTCCTGGACGAGGAGTATCTTACATTTATCTGAAGAACTTCGTACAACTTTGTTTTGATTTGGTACAAAGTGGTGCGAGTATTCAGATTAGTCAAGATTATTCGAGTATGGTAAACTTTGCACGATGCAAGGTACTTGGTGCAAACGTTCTCAGAGGTCCCAAGCAGATTCCTTGGGATGGTAAACTGCAATATGATTATCAACTCTGGATTGACAGTGATATTGTCTTTGACACTGAGAAGTTCTATCGTCTTGTTGCAATGGATAAGGATATTGCTGCTGGATGGTATTGCACTGAGGATGGTCACACCACATCTGTTGCACATTGGTTAGAAGAAGATGATTTCCGTAAGTCTGGTGGTGTAATGAATCACGAGACACTGGATACAATTCAGAAACGTCGTAAACCATTTACAGTTGATTATACTGGATTTGGATGGGTGCTGATTAAGAAGGGAGTATTTGAAAGTCTTGAGTATCCTTGGTTTGCACCGAAGATGCAGGTCTTTGAATCTGGAGAAGTTCAAGATATGTGTGGAGAGGATGTTTCATTCTGTCTGGATGCGAAAGAGCAAGGATATGAGATTTGGTGTGACCCTTTGATTCGAGTTGGTCACGAAAAGACACGAATCATCTGATAAGTGTCTAGAAGGTATTTCTTGACCTTCTTTGAAACGTTATGATAGAATGTCTCTATAAGGTTTGTATCGTCTTATAGAGGCATTTTTATTGGCTTGAGAGACTTTATAAAAACCCCCTTATAAAAACCGTTAGATGGAGAACTAAAATGGCACAAAAGAGTCGGAAGGATATGAAGATTGAGAGTATTCCGAAGAATACTCGACAAGGTGAAGGTAGAAATACTAAATATGCTGCTACGAGTCGCAATGGGGCACGTAAGAAGTACCGAGGTCAAGGCAAAGCATGAGTCAATTGATTGTAAATTTGCCCGCACAAAAAGTGTGGATTCGCAAAGAATATCTTCGTGATTTTCAAGATGGATATGGAGAATTTGTAGAGGGTGTTTGGATTTCGGCAAAGTCGATACCTGGACGCTCTTTTTATTTCGAAACATATTTGCCAGAATATGGTGCATTATATGATAAATTGCCAATTTCTGCATTTGTCTCGTCTCCAAAAAATCCAGAACTAGATTTAGACCTTCCCAACTTACAATTTTGGGACTGTATGAGTTACGGAGTTGTGTGCGTTCAGAAAAAACATATCGGTGAATTAGATTTTGAAGTTCGTACAAGAGATTTTGGTCAACTTAAAGGTCAATACTTGTTCAGTTTAGATAATTACCACCCATATAATGATAAAATTGATTGTGGCACTAGCGAAATGCCAGAAGAGCATAAGTCTCATAACTGTATTATGTTAGAAAATGGGCAATTTGTGCTATATCCAAATAATAGAATGAGACTTTATAGTCCATCTAGAACACCAGAAACTCCAAAAACACCAGATTTTAAAATTTCAACAAAAATTTATAGTACAGAAGTTGGATTAAAGTGGTCAAGATTGGGAGATACTGACGAATATTTTTGGGAAACTCCTCAAGAAAAACAAAATAAATAGATTTTTTGCTCGATATTGAATTGGAACAGCACTCAATGGGAAAACACCTACTTTTAGAGGTGTATAATGTTAATTTTAACCTTTTAAATGATGTAATATCTCTTCAAGAAACAATGGAAAGAGGTATTGAACGTGCAAAAATGACAATTTTAAACATTTTTTCTCATTGCTTTCTTCCTCAAGGATGTACAATTGTAATTGCACTTGCAGAAAGTCACGTTTCTTGTCATACTTGGCCAGAAAATGGGTGCATTGCGATTGATGTTTATACCTGTGGTGATGGAAATCCTAAAATTATTGCAATTGAACTTTTAAAGTACTTAAATTCAGAAAAATATAACCTTAAATTCATTGATCGTTAAATACTTAAAGGAGATAGCAACCTCCTTAAAAGTTCTGTTTTTAAATTTAAAAACAGAGGAGCTAAAATGTCATTTTACCAAGTTGATCGAGATAAAAATTATATGAGAGAAATGTGGGGAACTGCAAGACTCATCACTGATATTGATACAGAAAAACCAAAGAGAGTAATTCAAGAGATTATGCACGATAATGCTCCAAAGCATAATCTAAAAAAACAAACTGAATTGCATGAAAAAATCAGAAATGATGAAGATTATGATGATTGGGACTATGGAACTGAACCAACATACGGAAAAATGATTTAAAAAGTATTATAGATATATTAAATATACTCATTGTTTAAATGCTTAGTATTTCTAGAAGTTTTAAGGACATTAGTTTGTCTTTTTCTAGACATCCAGTGACAAATGACATTCTTATATTAAGAAATGAGGATGCAATTAAAAAATCTGTTATTAACTTAGTCAGAACTCGTATTGGTGAGAGGTTCTTCAATAATTTATTGGGAACCTCTGTTGATAATTCTTTATTTGAACTAAATGGACCAGAAGTTTCGACAATACTTGATGAAGAAATTAAAACAGTATTAAGTAACTTTGAACCAAGAATTGTAGTAAGAGATGTAATTGTCGAATCCATAGAAGATTCAAATGAATTAAATGTAAAAATTTCTTATGATATTGTTGGACTTCCATTTCCTCCTCAAAATATAGAGTTTCTTTTACAACCAACTAGAATATAATGTCCTTCAATAATTTCACAAATCTAGATTTTAATGATTTACGTACTCAGATAAAGGACTATCTGAGATCGAATAGCAATTTTACGGATTTTGATTTTGAAGGTTCTAATTTTTCAAGTTTAATTGATATACTAGCATACAACTCTTATATCACTGCCTTCAATACAAACATGGCAGTGAATGAATCCTTTATTGATAGTGCAACTCTTCGAGAAAATGTAGTCTCTCTTGCACGTAATATTGGATATGTTCCCAGATCCAAAAGAGCATCAAAAGCAAAAGTTAGTTTTACAGTTAATACAGCAGGGTTAAATTCAAAAACAGTCACTCTGAAGGCAGGAATCGTTGCTTTAGGTGCTGTTGAAAATGGTAATTATATCTTTTCAATTCCAGAGGATATCACAGTAGTAGTCGATAATAATGGATATGCAAATTTTACTGGGATTGATATCTATGAAGGTTCATATTTAACAAAAACATATACAGTAGATAAATCACAATCAAATCAAAGATTTACAATTCCAAATACTGGTGTAGATTCATCTACAATTCGTGTGAAAGTTACTGGTGTGATTACGGAAAAGTATCAATCATATGAAAATATTTTCCAAGTAAATAAAGATTCAAAACTTTTTCTGATACAAGAAATAGATGATGAGAAATATGAGATTCTATTTGGTGATGATGTTATAGGGAAAAAACCAATTAGTGGAAGCACTATTTTTATCAGTTATATTATTACCAATGGAAGAGATGCAAATGGTGCAGCAAACTTTACTTTTTCTGGAATTTTAACTGATAATAATAGCACTTCAATTACAAACAATATTTCTTTATTAACTACTACACAATCATCAGAAAATGGTGATGACATCGAATCAATTGATTCAATTAAGTATCTTGGACCTAGGGTATATGCATCACAATACCGTGCAGTAACGGCAAATGACTACAAAGGTCTAATCCCATATATATTTCCAAATGTAGACACTGTAACAGCATATGGTGGAGATGAGTTAGATCCACCAGAGTACGGTAAAGTTTATATTTCAATTAAACCAAGAAATGGTAAATATCTTTCACAAATTACAAAAGATAGTATTAAAAAAGATTTAAGACAATATTCAATTGCTGGAATTAAACCAGAAATTATTGATTTGAAATATATGTATGTTGAGTTGGATACAACAGTTTACTATGATAAAAGTACTACAATAGATCCAAATAATTTACAACTAAGAGTTACAAAAAATTTAGAATCTTATAGTAAATCAACTGAATTGAATAGTTTTGGTGGTAGATTTAAATATAGTAAAGTTTCTTCTTTGATTGATAATACAAGCACATCTATTACTTCAAATATTACTAAAATTAAAATCAGAAGGGATTTGCAACCTGAGTTTAATAAATTAGCAACATATGAAATATGCTTTGGAAATGAGTTTCATATCAAAAAATTAAATTCTGATGGTAGAGGGTATAATATAAAATCGACTGGATTTACAGTGCAAGATGTAAGTGGAACTTTGTATATGAGTGATATTCCAAAAACTGATGAAATTGGAACTATATTTTTCTTTAAATTGGTTGATGGTGTCCCTGTAATTGTAAATAATAATGCTGGAACTGTGGATTATATGAGAGGTGAAATTAAATTGACCACAATCACATTCACATCATCTACAAGCACTGCTGGTATTGAAATAGAAGCAATACCAGAGTCAAATGATGTCCTTGCGTTGAAGGATATATACTTGGAACTAGATACTACTAAACTTAATGTAAGTGTGCTAGAAGATGTGATTACATCTGGTGAAAATACTTCAGCAACACAATATGCGGTCACATCAAGTTACGTAAACGGAAATTATACAAGATAAGATGTCGGAAATCAAAAGAGTAAAAATTCAATCTATTGTTGAATCACAAATTCCAGAATTTTTGAATGATGATTCACCACTTTTTAGAGAATTTTTAGAGCAATACTATATTTCTCAAGAACATCAAACTGGTGTTGTAGATTTAGCAGTCAATTTACAACAATATAAGAGTATTGATAATTTTAATACTGAAACATTTTATACTACAGCAGTTCCTTGTATCTTAACAAAAGATGTAACATCTTTTGATGATGTAATTGTAGTCAATCATACAATTGGATTTCCGCAAAAATATGGTTTATTGAAAATTGATGATGAAATTATTACATATACTGGTATTACTACAAATAGTTTTACTGGATGTATTCGTGGATTTAGTGGGATAGACAAACATTCAAATAATGATTCTTTTGTATTTTCATCTACTGATTCTACATCACATAGTGTTGATGGAACAGTAACGAATTTAAATTTATTATTCTTTAATGAAATATTTAAAAAGTTTAAAACTCAATTTTTACCTGGATTTGAGGATAGACAGTTTGTAACAGGATTAAATTTAAAAAATATTTTATCTAGAGCAAAAGATTTTTATATTTCAAAAGGAACTGATACTTCTTATAAAATTTTATTCAATGTTCTTTTTAGTAAAAATATTGAAGTTCTCAAACCACAAGATTATTTGTTGAGACCTTCTGATAATAATTATTTGATTACTAAGAATATTTTGGTCGAGCAGATAGTTAGAGATGAAACATTCAGAGTTAATGATTCTGTTTTAAGAAAACAATTAAAAGGAAAAACTATATTTGAAACTTTAAGTAATGGCAAAACTGCTAGTGCTGCTGTTTATAATGTAGAGTATAGACCAGTAGATGACCGAGATTTATATGAAATTTCTTTAGATTCCACTTCATTTGTATTTAATTTTGAACCAACTAAAAAAACAAATATTGCAGAGTCTGTTGTCGAAGGGTCTTCGTTTATTATAGTAGATTCTACAGTTGGATTTAATAAAAGTGGTTCTTTGTTTATAAAAACATCAAATTTAGCAAATCCAATAACTTTATCTTATACGGATAAAACTTTAACAGAATTTCTTGGAGTTTCTGGTGTTATTGCGGATTTAAACTTTGGAGAAGAATTAGTAGAGGAAAACTTTTTATATTCATATCTAGATGATGGAACTAAAGTTGAATTTAGATTAATTAATATTATTGATACTATTGATTATTCGCAAACATCTAGTTTAAGAGTTGGAGACAAAATACAACTTTCTTCATTCGGAATTGATTTGAATGATAGAAAAGAATTTAATTTTTGGAATTATAATATCCCATCATCTCATAAAATAAAATCTATTAATGGTAGTAGATTATATTTTTATGATAATTTAAATTTTATTATTGGAGATAGATTTGACTTATTAAATCCAGATGATGAAAATGATAATATTTTATCGGTAAGTGTAAAAGATTATGGTTTTAATGCTAATGGGTATTATGTTGATATTAATGAAACAAATTTAAATATAGCATCAAAAACTGAAATTAAAAAAACAATTAAAAAGGCAAGTAGTGCTTTAAATTATTTTTCATCAATTTCGATTTTACCAACAGGAGTGCAAAATACTTATGTTGACTATAATTTTGATAATTTTTATGTCACTTCTTCTGGTTTACCACATGACACAATTTATGCAACAGATAGAAAAACAAAAGTTACTAAAACCACAAATCCAAATTGGATTGATAGTGTAGGGATTACAAGTGTATTAAATTGTCCCAATCATAATTTTTACACTGGAGAAAAAATTTATTATAGCCCATCTTCTAATTCTGGAATTAAAACTTCTATCTACTTTTTGACAAAATATGATGAGAATAATATTAAACTTTCTTATAGTAATACTGACTTATATACCAAAACTTATATTAAATTTTCGAATGTAGGGAATGAAGATTCTTTTGTACAATTAAATTATCAAAATAAAACATTAGAACACCAAAAATTATTTAAAAAATTTAATTTAATTAAGAAAAACCAATTTTTCGATGACCCAGAAAAAAGAAATACAATCAATAAAAAAATAGGTATTTTAGCAGACGGAGTTGAACTATTTTCAACAACTATTTTTCAAGATAATATTTACTATGGAAAATTAGATTCAGTATTCATTGATGGTAAAGGTGAAGGATATGATGTAATTAATTTTTCTGGAATAAGTATTGAAGATAATTCTGGTTTCGGTGCCATTGCAAATGGATGTATAACAGGAAGTCTGAAGGAAGTAAAATTATTATCACCAGGAATTGGTTATCAATCAAAACCAAAAATTACTTTAACTGGTGGAAATGGTTCTGGTGCTGTATTGGAATCAAATTTAGTAAAAAAAAGAATTACTTCAAATTTTAAAGCAACTAGTATATACAGCAATAGTATTAATTTTTCACAAAATCACAATTTTGATAATTTTGAAGAAGTTTTTTATAATAAAAATTCAAATACTTCCATATCTCCCCTTATTAATGGTGCTTCATATTTTGTTGGTGTAACTAGCACAACACAAATAAAATTATATAATACAAAAAATGATTCCGTATCTGGAATCAATACTATTTCGATTAGTGGTATAGGTTATTCTGGAGTTCACAGTTTAACTACAGTAAATTCAAAAAATACAATAACAAAAATATATGTAAAGAATGGTGGTTCTGGATATTCAAATAGATTTGTAGCAGTTCCATCAATATTATCTGCAGATAATACTACTGTTGGCATCAATACTTTTGATAATTATATTTTTGCAAAAAATCATAATTTTAAAAATGAAGATTTAGTATTATACACAACATCAGACACTGTAATATCTGGTTTATCCACTCAGATTAATTATCATGTTACTGTAGTCGATGAAAATAAATTTAAATTATCAATTGCTGGAATTGCCACAAATATTTCTAGAGAAAACTATATTAATAAAAAATATGTAAATTTTAATTCTGTTGGAGTAGGAACTCATAAATTTTCATATCCACCAATTGAAATTAATGTCGATTCAATTAGTGGAATTACTACCACAATTATAAAACCATCATTAGACCCAATTGTTCTTGGATCTTTTGATAACATTTTTGTAGAAAATAATGGAAGTAATTATGGAACACCAGACATTATTAATTTTCACAGAAAACCATTGGTTACTGTAAGTAATTACACATCTAAAGCTTTATTGAAACCTATTATTTCTGATGGTTTAATTGTTGACGTTCAAATATTAAATGCGGGAAATGGTTATTCAAATGATATTGATATAGTCGTCACTAGTGAAAGTGGAAAATATGCTGAATTGCATCCAACCGTAGTAAATGGAAAAATAACTCAAGTTTCAGTTATTAATTCTGGGTTAAACTATGATAAAACAAATACATCATTAGACATAAAAAAAAGAGGTTCTGGTGCTAGATTTATAGGCAATGTTTTTGAATGGAAATTAAATCAAATTGAAAGAAATAAGTCAATTATAAATTTTGAAGATGAAGGTGTTATTGTACCAAGTGATAATGATGATTTTGGATTGCAATTTGTAAATTATTACCCATCTAAAAAATTAAGAAAAAATTTAAATAATTTTATCAATATAAATGGCACAGAAAATCCACCAAAAGGATCAACAAATCCATATCAAATTTTAGGATGGGCATATGATGGAAATCCTATTTTTGGTCCTTATGGCAAAATAAATGGACAAATTAAACAATTAAAATCGAGTTACAATAAAATTACTGAGTTTGAAGTATCAAATTTAGTTAATTTAAATTTGAGACCAAATTTTAATTCTGGATTCTTTGTTCAAGATTTTTATTACGATAAAGCAAAATCTAATGGTGATTTAGACAAATATAATGGGATGTTTATAGATAATGACGATTTCCCAAATATTAACTATGGATATTTTCTTAGCCTCGATGATGAAGGAAACCCAGAATATCCATATTTAATTGGTTCGGAGTTTAAAGATATTCCAATACAAGAAAATTTTGAACCTTCATTTAATCAAGAATTAGATTTTGATAATTTGGATATAGTAAGAAATACTGGACCATATTATTTAAATTCTTCATATGCATCTTATGATTTAATTAATAAAATTGAATCAAAATATAAACAAGAATTTATAGTAAAACAAATACAATCTTCTGGTATAAATTCCATATCAATTTATGATACAGGTCAAGATTACAAAACAGGAGATAATCTTGTCTTTGATAATTTAACCTCTGGGGGAACTGGGATATCTGCTGCAATATCAAGAGTTGAAGGAAAAGAAGTTTCAAATATTCAAATTGGAGTATCTACTTTTTCTGGTGTTACTTTTATCACAAAGGGAACTAGAGTAAAAGGAATTGCAAAAATACCTCATAATTTGATTACAAATGATGAAATTTTAGTTACTTCTATTTCTTCTAGTCCTTATAATTATATCCAAGGATTTAAAAAAGTATTAGTAAATCAAAAGACTGTTGGGTTAATAAATGATGTTCCAAATCAATCAACTACTGGTGTAACAACTCATATTAGTGTAAATGATATTTCTGGGTTTGAAGTTGATAACTTAATTAAAATTGGTACAGAAACTTTAAGAGTTATTGATATATCATCTTCTGAGTCAAAATTATTTGTAAATCGATATGAAAATTATGCTGGAATTCATACTGTAGGTATCGTTTCTGTGGCATTGCTTCCCAATACATTTACATTCAATGCCTCACAGTATGATGATACTATCATTGAAAACAAAACTATTTACTTCAATCCTACTAATACAATAGGAATAGGTACTAGTGGAACAAATTATTACAAACTTGTTGGTATTAAAACTGATTTTGGTTCATTTGATGCAGCAATAACCAATTATATTGGAATTAATACTATTGCATTACAAATTGGTGATTATGTTTCTGGAACTAATGTTTCTGCTGGAACAACTATTATAAGTGTTGGAATTGGAAGTATCCAAATTTCACCAAATCACAGTCTTGGTGGTGGGATATCTACCACTGTTGTTTCCATTCAAAGATCAATATATGACAAATTTGTTCCATCTCGTTCAATTTATTTACCAAATCACAAATATTATACAGGACAATCTTTAACTTATAATGTTGGATTGGGTGGAACTGGAATCATAGTATCAAATACTGGTGCAGGTTCTACATTTAGAATAAATCAAAACCAAACAGTATATGCGGTCAATTTAGGAAACGATTATATTGGATTATCCACTTTGGGATTCACAACAATCACAGGAATTGGAACAACAAATAATTCATTATACTTCTTTTCACCAACAACAAATATTGGACTAGCACATTCATTAACAACACAATATTCTAAAATTACTGGAACTTTTGAAAATTACTCTGTTATTGTTTCAACCGCACAAACTCACGGACTGGAAACAGACGATAAAATAAAATTTAATGTATATCCAAGTTTTTCCAATACAATAAAATTAAGATATGATTCCAAACTTAGAAAAATTACAACAGACAAAATTAACTTTAATGCTTCTTCGGTTGGTGTAAATACACAAACAAATGAAATTACTATAATTGATAATAAATTAAAAACTGGTGATAAAGTTGTTTATTATACTAATGGTAATACTGTTATTGGTGGATTGGATGATAATAAAACTTATTATATCCTAAAGCAAGACCCAGATAAAATAAAATTATCAAATTATCTGTATGATACAACTGTTGGAACTTGCATTAGTTTCACAAGTGTTGGTGTATCTACTCATAGTATAGCACTTATAAATCCATCAGTTAGTTTAACTAAAGGAGATTCATTAACTTTTGATTTGAGTGATGCTTCTGGGATGGATTTGAGATTATATAAAGATCCAAATTTTGTTAAAGAAATTGAAAGTTTTAAATATATTGACAATAATAATAGAAAATTAAATACTCAAACGACTGATGTTCCAAATGAAATATATTACAATTTAATACCATCAGAAAGTTCTTTTTCTGAATTATTCCAGATTTCTTCTGATACAGAAGTTATTGCAAATAATAGAATTAAAATAGTTCCTAGCACATTTAATAATGAATATCCAATTATAGGAATTGGAAGTACTGCATTTAAGTTTAATTTAAATACAAAACCAGAAAATACATTATACACAATTTCGAGTGGAGTATCTACTATTTTTTATGATACAAATTCCACGAATGCAACTGGTTCAATATCAAAAATAAAAGTTAATTTTGGTGGAAAAAGATATACAAAATTACCAAAAATTTCTTCAATTGAAACTATTTCTGGTAAAAATGCAATTCTAAAATCATCATCTTCTACAATAGGAAAAGTTAATCATTTAGAAAGAGTTAAAGATGGATTTAATTACCCAACTGACATCACATTAACACCATTTTTAAGTGCTCCAGCAATCGTTCAAATTAAAGATATTTTAAGAATTGATTATGTTGGCATAACAACTGGAGGGAAAGGATATAATACTGCACCATCACTTAAAGTTATTGGGAATGATAAGATAAAGTTATCTGCAGAATTGCAAAGTGGAAGTATTGTTGGAGTAAAAGTTGTTGAAAATACTAATGATTTGACAACACCATTGAGAATTGTACCTATAAACAATTCTAATGGATATGAGATTGATGATATTGTAGCAACAAATGATGGTTCTATAGTTACTTTAGAATTACTAAATGATAATCAATTGTATCCATTAATTACAACAGGATATGGAAAAACTGAAACTATATTCCCATTTGCTATTGGAGATGAAATTTTTATAGAAAAATGTAGGCAGCAAGATAAAACAAAAGATAATTTCAATTCAAAAGATTATGGATATAAGTTTTTTACTGTAACTGGAATAAGTTCAGAAAACTTTACTGTGACTTTTAGTATGACTGGTGTAAAGGATAATTTAAATCTCAATCAAGACAATCTTGAAGGCAATTATATCAATACTTATGGATATGGAGTTGTTATTAATAAAAAGGATATGCCAGAATTTGAGATGGTTCTCATTGATGATTTAAGTTATATTTCAGGTGAAAAAGTTACTGGATTTGATAATGTTGGAAATTCAGTATTTTCCGCAACCGTCATGGAAAATGGTTGGGATAACGATATTAACCAATTACGATTAATTGGTGCAAAAGGTGAATTGGAAGTTGGAAATAAACTAAAGGGTGAAAAATCATTATTAAATGGTACTGTTGAATTTGTTAATAAATTTAACTTAAAATCAACACTTGGAGTTATAAGAGACAAAGTTAATGATGCTGGAAATGAAATTGGATTTTTAAATAATTATCAACAAAGAATTTCTGATAATTCTTATTATCAGAAATTTTCATATTCAATTAAGGGTGAAATTCCTTATGATGTATGGAAAGAACCAGTTCGTTCTATTATTCATCCAGCAGGATTTAAAGAATTTTCTGATTTGGATGTAATTAGTTCTATTTCATATACTTCAACAAAAAATCTAAAGGTTGGAATTGCAAACTCTACATTAGATTTAGTTGTAAATATTGATAATTTGTCATCATTTTATAACCGAAATAATTTCTCATTAGTCACAGAAGATGAAGAAAGTTTATTTGAAGATGGGTCTATCGAAAGGGTAAATATTGGAGCAGCAGAAGCAAACGTTGCTGGTGTTGGTGTAATTGGACCTATTTTTGGACGAGCACTTAAACCATACATTCTGAGTAAAACAAATAAAGTTTTGTTGATGGATGATATAAGTGATAAATTTAATGGTTCAAATGAATATATTTCAATTGCGTCAACATCTGCATCATTTGATAGTTTTTATCCATATTATATAAATCTTACTACTGATAATTTAAATGTTGGTGATTATGTTGGATTTTCCACTTTACTTATTCCAGACAATACTGTTATTACTGAAATTGGTGTTGGAAGTGTAAGATTGAATCTTCCACATAAATTAAATCACGGAACCCAAACTTCTAATGTAAAAATTAGAAGAAGACTTCCTGGAAATTCTGTTGTTGGAATTAAATCTTTTAGTTTGACTAGTAAAGGAACACCTTTATTTTATCGTGAATTTAATAGTTCTTCCAATAGTGTTGTTAATATTGACAATGATATAATTAATCTTCCAAATCATAATTTCCAAACAGGTCAAAAGATATTATATTCTGGAACAATTTCGGAGTTTAACCCAACTGGAATAGCAAATACATCTGTGGAAAATACATTTGCTTATGGTATAAACAAAAAATTTGATGATACACTTTGGAATTCATTTGATTTGACTACAGTTACATTCGACTCAAATTAAAACATAAATAAACAAAAAGGCAGTCTATTAAATAATGGCGAAACTAGGAATATTTACTGGAACCTCACCAAATGATAGCACTGGAGATACTTTGTCTCAAGGTGCTATCAAGATTAATAGTAACTTTAGTGAAATTTATAGTGCCATTGGAGATGGAACAAATATAACAAATAGTATTGGATATGCAAGTACTGCTGGAATTGCAACCAATGTAATTGGTGGAATTGCTTCTGTTACTACTTTTAGTGCTTCTGGTATTTCCACAGTATCCTCAAGCAATCTTAAGATTAGAAATCCAGCAAATACTTTTGAGTATTCTATTACGGCATCTGCAATTACTGCAGATAGAACTATCACATTGCCTTTGATTACTAGTACAGACACATTTGCAACTTTAGGTGTTACTCAAACTTTTACTGGTGCTAAAACATTTGGCAGTGCTGCATTTACATTATCTCAAACTACTCAAACTATTGATTTGGGAAGTACCCAAACAACAGGAACTTGGACTGCTGGTGGAACTAATCAAACTGGTTCAGTAACTCTTGGTATATCTACTAATTCCCAAACAGTTAATATTGCAACTGGTATTGGGTTATCTCAAACCACAAAGACAATAAACATTGGTACTGGTAGTAGTGGAATTACTAGAATTAACGTAGGTTCTGCAGCAACCACTGGAATCGGTACTTTTGTGATCAATCCTGGAATGAATGTTGGAATTGGATCAACAATTCCATTGTATACTCTTGATGTTTCTGGTGATATTCGTTCGACTGGAACAATTTATGGAAATGTATCTGGATCTATATCTGTTGCAACGACAGCAACAAATGTAATTGGTGGTATTGCTTCTGTTACTAACCTAACAGTATCTGGCATCACAACTCTTGGAATAGCAACAGCATCTCAACTTCAAGTTACTGGACTTTCTACATTCACAAATGGACCAGTATTAGTAGGAAGAGCAACAACAACGGGAACAGCAAATCAAGCACTTCAAGTAGAAAGTGGTGCTTATTTTAATGGTTCTATTGGTATAGGAACCACAAATCCATCAGAAAAATTATCAGTATATGGTGCTGTAGAATCATTATATGATACTGTTGGTGAAGGTGGGCAGTTTATTTTAAGAGGAAAAACTGGAACTCCTATTCGTTGGAATATTGATAATTATTCTGTTGGTGTTACTACCAATTTGTTTAGAATTTTCAAAGAAGATAATTCAACAGCAGGTGCTGGTGGTAGAGTATATGTTGGAATTACTACTATTGGTGAATTTATAATTGGTGATGGTGCTGGTGCTTTATTTCCAACAGGAACCGCAAATCAACAGTTTCAAGTTCAAAGTAGTGCTTATATACAAAATAATTTAGGAATTGGAACCACAAATCCAACATCTTCACTGTCTGTAGATGGTTCAACGGTAATTGGAACAGAAATATTAAATATGACTGGTTTATCCAGCACATTTACAACTGTTGGAAGTAATACTTTTACTGTTCCTGCTGGTGTAACAAAGATTTCTGCTGTATTGATTGGTGGTGGTGGAGCAGGTGGTGGTGGTTCTGCTGGTGGTAGTGGTTCTGGAGGTCAAGGAGGAGGAGGTGGAGGTCTAAGATATATTAATGATTTTCCAGTAACTCCAGGACAAACTCTGACTATTATTGTTGGTGCTGGTGGAAATGGAGGAACTGGTGCTGGTGGAAATGGTGCTAATAGTGAAATAGTAGGAGTTGCTACCGCATTTGGAGGAACAGGTGGTGCTGCAGATTATACAGGAACAGTTGGTACTGGTGGCACTGGAAGTATTATTGCTGGAAATATTGGTGGATCATCTGGTGGTAATGGTGGTACTGCAACATTAACAACTGGTGCTGGAGGTGGAGGTTCTGCTGGATATAGTGGCAATGGGGGATCTGGCGGAAATGGTTCAATAACTAATGGTGGAGTTGCTGGATCTGGTGGTGGAGCAGGTGGTGGTGGTGCCCCCACTGCATCTGGATCTGGTGGTGGTGGAGTTGGAGTATTAGGTCTAGGATCTTCTGGTTCATTATCAAATGGTGCAGGAAATGCTGGTTCTGGTGGATCAAATGGATCAACTGGAAATACAAATAATGGTGCTGCTGGTGGATTGTATGGAGGCGGTGGTGGTGGTGCTGATGGTAATGCTGGTTCAGTCACTAGTGGCGGAAATGGGGCACAAGGAATTGTGAGAATTGTATGGTCTCCAAGTTCTAAGTTTTCTAGATTATTCCCAACAAATCAGGTTGGAAACAATATAAATCAATAAAGGTATTAAAGAAAAATGGCAAACAACACAGGAACATTTTTTAATATTAATGATAATGACGGAATACCTTTAGTTGGTGTTTCTACTGATGGTAAAGTGATGATTAATCACCTTTATGGAAACTGTTTAATTGGTTCTACATCAGTGACAGGAACCTCATCACAACCTCTTCAAGTTACTGGTGGTGCTTATGTTTCCGATAGTGTTGGAATAGGAACCACAAATCCATCATCAAAACTTCAAGTTGTTGGTGGAGATATAAGAGTTGGCATTAATACATCTCAAGGTATTATTTTGACTTCAGCAAATGGAACCAAATATAGATTGATAGTAAGTGATGCTGGCACTTTAAGTACAGTTTTAGTTCCATAATATTTTCTATTTTTTAATACCCAATAAATATAAAAAGAAAAGAGTAGTTTTTCGTAATAATGCGAACAGTTCCAGGGTCAGGTGCAATTCTTCAACCAGAATTTGAAACAGAGTTTTATTCTGTCTCAAATATTGTTGTGGTTAATGGTGGTTCTGGATATGCTTCAACTGACCCACCAAAAATCACCATACAAGATACACAAACACCAGTAGTAGAAGGAGTTTTTTATCCTGTAATATCTGGTGGTTCCATTCAAAGTGTAAAAATAATTAATGCTGGATCTGGTTATTATCCAATAACAACTGAATCGCAAACAAAAATTGGCATTGAAACATCATCTTTAGTTGAACCGCAATTTGTGACTAAGGAATATAATGGCGGAATTATAATGGATGTTAGTGGTGGTATTGGAAGTGCAATATTTGAAAATGGTTATAATGTAGCAATTAGCACAACAATCACTGGAATTTCAACTTTAATCCCATATGCATCAAGTCGCATTTATGGATTTGGAAATCCAATTCCTGCAGATACAGTTTCTGGCATTGGAACTGGTGCAAAATTTGAAGTTTGGATTACTTATGATGGTTCAGCAACTGGTAACCCAATTTCAACATCAATTATTTTAAAAGATGGTGGAAGAGGATATGGAATAGGAAATACAGTTTCAATTGCTGGAACTTATCTTGGTGGAACAAATCCAACCAATACGTTATCATTTAATGTATCTAAAGTTTCTAGTACAGCAATAGTATCAGCAGCAAATTCATCATATACTGGTATCGCTGGCACTACAATAGTTGGTGTTGGTTCTGGTGCAACATTTAATATATCAAGAGATTCCGCAGGAAAAATTAGTTCAGTTGAAGTTGCGAGTGGTGGAAGAAATTATTCAATAGGAGTTGTTGGTGTTGGTACATCATTCACGTCTTCAACTCCTACTGATATTATAAGTATTGCTGGAACATATATTGGTGGTTCTACTCCAGAAGACAATTTATTTGTTTCCCCAACAGTTCTTGGAACTGACATTCTTCCAAATATTTTGTATGTTGATAAAATAGATGATAATAATTTTAAAGTATCTGGACTATCAACTTCTTCTTATTTGAATTTTGTAAATTATGGTATTGGTTCTAATTCATTTACTTATCCTGAACCAAATTCGAGTGCTATAATTACAATTGATAATATTATTCAATCACCATTATATAGAAGAGGAATTACATTATATTTAAACGCTCCGATTGGGATTGGAAATACAATTTATTTAAACTCTGGAATTTCTTCATTGACATCTTTAGATGTTTTGATGGTTAATTCCGAATTAATGAAAATAAGATCTATTGGAATTGGTTCCACAAATAGTGTTATTGTAGATAGAGCATATTATGGAACAGTTTCTGCATCCCATACTGTTGGATCAGCAGTTACTGTAATGAGAGGTGATTTTAATATTGTTAAGGATACAATTTATTTTACCGATCCACCATACGGAAAAATAGGACCAGAAGGATTATCAACAAGTTCATATTTTCAAGGAAGAATTTTTTCAAGAAGATTTGATCCAGGAAATACATCAGATAAAAACTTAATTATTGATGACATTTCCAGAGATTTTACTGGAAAGGCAACAATAGTAGGAATTAAAACAGGAACTCTAAATTCTTCAAATAAAAATATAATTAGTGGAATCGATACATCATCTTTAAGTTTGGGAGATGTTTTAAATTTACAATATACCGAAAATCAATATATTATAAGAAATACAGTTATACAATCCATAGGTATTGAGTCAATTACAATTGCACCAAACCATAATGTAAATATTGGAATTGCTACAACAACATTCAATATTACAAGATTAAATTTTGTATTAAAATCAAATGGTGAAAATATATCTGGACTATATTCTGATACTAATAGCTCTTCAAGTATAAACAATAATCCATTCATTCTATTGAATAATATTTCTCAAGTATCGGATGGTGATTTCATTATTGATACTGAAGGAAATAATACTATTAAGTTTGTGAGTGGTGTTCCAAATGCTGGAAAAATTGTTAGAGTTGCAATTAGTACTGGATATGGTTATCAGCCACTCGTAGGTGCTTCTGCAACAGTTTCTGTGTCTGCTGCTGGTACAATATCAAATATTTACTTAACTGGTGCTGGAAGTGGGTATAGAACTGCTCCAATAATTAGTGTTGCTTCTACAATTGGTAGTGGTGCTACAATTACTGCTTCAATTGGATCTGGGGGAACAATAACTTCATTAAGCATTACGAATCCAGGTTCTGGATATACAACTGCAGCAAAACCAAGCATCGAAATACCAATTCCACCAAATTATAGCAATCTTGGTGTTGCTTATACTGGTGGTTCTAGTGGTGTTGGTGAAGGAGCAAAGGTTTCTGTCATTGTAAGTAATGGTTCTAGTATTACTGGATTTAATTTAGATGATCCTGGATATGGTTACAAAGTTGGGGAAATATTAACAGTTGTTGGTGTTACCACAAATCCATTGGTTGGAGTGGGATTTAGTGAATTTAGAATGACTATTTTAGAAACATTCACAGATAAATTTGGTGGATTTTATCCAGGTCAATTTGTTAGAATTAATAGTCTTACACCAAATTTTACTGGAAAAAAACGTAAATTTTTACTGACCGTTACAACTTTTGGTGTAACAGATACTTTTTCAGTAAGAGCAGATCCAAATTCGGATTTAAAAGTTACAAATAACTTTTTTGTTTTTATAAATGATATTTTACAAAAACCAGAGGAATCTTATAAAATAATTGGTTCACAAATAATTTTCAGTGAGGCACCAAAACCAAATTCAAAATGTTTAATTTTATATTATAGAGGATCTGATTTAGATGTAGATCAAGTTGATCCACCAAGAACAATTAAAGAGGGGGATTCAATTCAAATTGGAGAAAATATATTAGATTTATATGATAGAGAACAGTTTGAACGTGTTGTTAAAAAAATTGTTTCTGAAGATGCATTTGATACATTTCCTTACGATAGCATTGGTATCAATATCGATCCAAACAAAGCAAGACCTATTAGTTGGACTAAACAGACAAGAGACAAAATTATAAATGGGGTTTTATATACAAAAGGAAGACCAGATTTAAAATCAAGAAATGTACCGACAACAAGAATAATCAAATCAGTATCAAAAAACGATATAACGATATATGTAAATAATGCTTTTCCATTATTTGTGGAAGATATTGGAAGAGGACTGACAGAGGAATTGAGAGATATTATTGTTCTTGATAATAATATAATTGATTCTGCATCTGGAATTGCAAATGTTTCTGCTGCTTCAACTGTTTCAAGTATTACAATTGAAAATTCTGGTTCTGGATATAAGGTTACAAATCCAACAGTTGCAATTTCATCATCATTTGTAACAAAAAAAGATCCAATTTATAATTGGAAAGGAACTTCTGGCATAAGTACGAATTATGAAATAAAGTCAATAATTTATGGAAATATTTTTGTTGGTGTTGGTTCAAGTAGTCTTTTGATTAAAGGTGTGGATGGAATTTCTTGGTCGAATAGTAGTATTGGATATGGAAACACAATATCATTTAATTCTGTTGCATTTGCAGGAACAAATACTTATGTTGCTGTAGGACAAACTGGAAAAATTGTAACGGCAACTGGTATTGTAACAACATTGACATCTTCTTGGACGGAGTGCAAATTGACCAATCAAACTATTAACTTTGTAAGTAATGTTGCTACTAATATTCCTAGCACATATACAGGTGAGTTTAAAGATATTGCATATTCGTCATCCAAAAATACCTTTGTTGCTGTTGGTGCAGTTGGCACAGGAACATCTATTCCAATTTTTACAGCTGTTGGAATTGGAACCACAGAATTTTTTGAAAAAAATAAAACAAACACAACAAATCTAAATTCAATAACAAATAATGATAGCATTTTTGTTACAGTTGGTGATAGTGGAACAATTTATTATTCATTTGATACAGAAACTTGGTCTATTGTTGGTGATTCATTAAAACCAACTACGCAAAATTTGAATAAAGTTATATGGGATGGGACAAAATTTGTTGCAGTCGGAAATAATGCAACAATTATAACATCTCAAAATGGAATAACTTGGGGATTACAGAATACAAATATCACAAATAATTTTACAAATATAAACTATTATGATAGTCTTTATGCTGCATTAGATGATAATGGAGATTTATATTATTCATTAGATTTATCAAATTGGGAAAAAAGAACAACAAATCAATCAAATGCAATTAAAGATTTAATTTTTGTTCCATCATTAAGTTATGAAGGAAGATACGTTATAGTTGGTTCTGCTGCGACAATTATGTATTCAGAACCAGTTTACAATTGGGCAACAGCAACTTCTTCGACTACTAATGGTATTGTAACTTCAGTAACAATTACAAATGGTGGATTTGGTTATACGCAAACAAATATTCCTCCTGTTATTTTTGAAAGTGAAAAACCAAATAGAGAAAAGGTATATTCAATAAAAGCAAAAGGTGATTTTGGCACAATAATTGGTATTAACACTATAGGAATTGGATTGTCTTCTTTAGAATTTAAATTAAAGTCAGAAACTTATGATAATACTACTCTTGGTATTGGTTATTCCGCACTTAATACATTTGGTGTAACATATAGTCAGTTGGAACAAGGTGATTATTTTGTGATTTATGATAGCAACGTAACTTCTGGATATGCTTTAACAGGAATAACAACTACCACTGGAATTAAAGTTGGAACAGCAACTTCATTTATTGATGGTCTCTACAGAGTAGAAAATGTTACAACTCCATCATCTGGAATAGTAACTGTAAGATGTGATTTTGTTCCTGTTCCAAATGGTGTAGATAAAGCAATAAATCTTGGAATTAATACAACTGGATTCTATGGAAGATATACCTGGAGTAAAATATATGATTATCAAAATAGAGCAAGAGAAAATCCAAAAGATTTTATTGTAAATACTAACAATGGATTAACTGGATTGTCCACAGCAGCAGAAGTTTATAGAACTCGTGGTTTAATTTAGTAATAAATAGAAAAAAAAGTATACGATTAAAATGTCTGCAATTATATCAGATCAATTTAGGATAATGAATGCTGAGACTTTCATAAAAAGTCTTATTGGTGTTGGGGATACGGCAAACACTTATTATACTTTTATCGGGCAACCAAATGCGTTAAATTCTCAGGCAAATGGTTCGGCATCTTGGGGTGATGGGTTGCCTCCATTGGATGGTTTTAAAGAAGAAAATGAAATAAAAGAAACCATCATTTCTATGAAAAAAGTCACTCAAAGTGATGTGAGAAGAATGGTTAGAAAAAATACTTGGCAAAGTGGGTCTACTTATGAAATGTATAGACATGATTATACAATCTATAACTTATCATCAGTTACAAATTCCTCATCTTTGTATGATGCAAATTATTATGTAATTAATGATGATTTGAGAGTTTATATTTGCTTGCAAAATGGTGCAGACCCAGAAAATCCAAGGGGGAAACCATCTGTAGATAAACCAGAATTTGTAGATTTGGAACCAAGACCTGCTGGAACAAGTGGAGATGGTTATATTTGGAAATACCTTTATACTATCAAACCATCAGAAATTGTAAAATTTGATTCTATTGAATTCATTCCTGTTCCTGAAGATTGGGGAACAGTTGGTGAAAGTATTTCGACAAAAAATAATGCAATTGATGGGAAAATTCAAATCATAACTATAAAAAATAGAGGTTCTGGATATTCTCCGATTTCAAAAACATTTACAAATATTCCAATTCTTGGTGATGGGTCTGGGGGAAAAGCAACGATTATAATTGATTCTTTTGGAAAAGTTTCAGATGCTTATGTGTCTGATGGTGGAACTGGTTATACTAAAGGAATTATTCAATTTGAACCAGGAGCACCAGGAATCCCAGATGAATTAACAAATACTGGAACAATTGCTAGTTTTGATGTGATTATTCCTCCAAAGGGAGGTCATGGATATGACATTTATAGAGAACTTGGTGCTTATAGAGTTTTAGTTTATTCTCGTTATAATACTGATGAGACAAATCCTGATACTATTATTGGAAATGATTTTGCTAGAATTGGAATCATCAAAAATCCAACAAAAGTGACTAGCACCACCGAACCATTAGATATTGCAGAAGTAAGTGGTCTGAAGGCATTGAAATTGACTGGTGCTGCTACGACATTAACAACTTATGCTGTCGATTCAACCATCACTCAAACAATTAGCACTGGAACTGTTGCAATTGGATTTGTTGCTTCGTGGGACAATGTAACAGGGGTCTTAAAGTATTATCAACCAGTTGGATTGGCAACAGTTGGTGTTGGATATAAAATTAATGATTTTAGTTCTACTGGTTCATCTTTAGTTGTAAATGGTGCTGCTTCTGGAACACCATTGAGTATTGATACTTCTTTTACTGGTATTAGTACTGTAATAAATAATAGGACATATCAACTGGGAAGCAACTTTGTTGCTGGTATTGCATCTGCAGAATATAATAAAAAGTCTGGTGAAATCATTTATATTGATAACA